TCTGGAGTTAAAGTAAGGCTGCCCGACAAGCGTTTCGTTTGGGTAGGCACACAGCCGGGAACGTTTTACATGCAGCATAAGTTTAACGGCGGTAAGATGCTTGTTGTAACTGAAGGCGAGATCGACGCGCTTAGCTATGCTGAAACACATAAGTGTCGTTGGCCAACTGTATCATTACCTAACGGAGCCCAAGGTGCTGCGAGTGTCTTTAAGAGACACATGGAATGGTTGAGTAACTTTGACAAAGTTGTGTTGATGTTCGATCAGGATGATCCGGGCAGAAAAGCAGCGGAAGAATGTGCGTTGTTGTTGCCTCCGGGTAAAGCACATATCGCAACACTATCGAAGAAAGATGCCAACGAAGTTCTTACGGCGGGGAACCCCGACGAGTTAACTAAAGCTGTATACCAAGCCCGTGAATACATTCCCGGTGGTTTGGTTAAAGGTGAAGACTTGTGGGATCTTGTATCCACCGTACCCGAAGTTACGTGCGTCGAATATCCGTGGCTTAGTCTCCAAAGTAAGACGCGGGGATTACGTATGGGAGAACTAACGACTATCACAGCCGGGACTGGTATCGGTAAGTCACAAGTATGCCGGGAACTTGCGTACCAGTTTTCACAACAAGGCTGGAAGGTTGGTTATTTTGCGCTAGAGGAAAGTGTTAGAAAGACAGCGCTATCCTTTATGTCCCTGTACTTAGGTACACCGCTGTTTAATCTGGAAGAGAACTATAGTGAGTTCTCCAAGGATACGATTAAGGCTGCGTTTGACTCGGCTGTTGGTAACGGTAACTTAATTCTGTTCGACCACTTTGGTAGCCTCCAATCGGACAGACTTGTTACTAAGATTCGTTACGCGATCAAGGCATTGGATTGTAAAATCATCTTCCTAGATCACTTGTCAATTGTTGTTAGTGAGTTTGCTGACTCACAGGAAAGAACAGCGATTGATATGACAATGACGAAGCTCCGCTCGTTAGTTGAGGAAACAGGATGTTCGATGGTTCTTGTATCACATCTTAGGCGCTCGGATGGACGCGCACACGAGGAAGGTGGTCAGGTATCACTAGCACAATTGCGCGGTTCACATAGTATTGCACAGCTTTCCGATATGGTTGTAGGACTTGAACGTTCACAGCAGGAAGAAGGCGATATCTCTAACTTGACACACGTACGGATTCTTAAGAATCGGTATAGCGGTGAAACAGGGCCGAGCGGTATTCTTCGTTATGATCCTCCAACAGGGAGATTACATAATCACGAAGATGAACCCGACCGTAACGACGATTTCTCGGAGATGTAATCATGGCACACTTAACATTTGACATTGAGGCTGACGGACTACTTGATGAAGCTACTAAAGTCCATTGCATATCTATTGCATATGACGATCAGGAACCTGAGTGCTATACGGATATAACGAAAGCGCTTAAGGTACTAGACTGGGGTACGGCACTTATTGGTCATAACATTATTAACTATGACTTACCGCTGCTAAATAAGTTATGCGGCTGGACCCCTAAAAGTACGCAAAAAATTTACGACACTTTTCCCCTAGCGAAAATAGTATGGCCGGACATTATCGAGAAAGATAAGAAGCTGGACGTACCTAAAAAGTACTGGGGCAGGTACAGCTTGCGTTCATTTGGTTACCGACTAGGTATGAACAAAGGTGATGTTGAATCCTTTGACAAGTACGACGAAGCTATGGCTGAGTACTGTAACCAAGATGTACGCATAACGCACACGTTGTTTCAGCAGATTTGGGGACACCTAGATCGTGGACCTGAGTGGTGGCACAAAGCGTTTAAGCTTGAGCTTGAGTTTGCTGAAGCCGCACAGGACATGGAACATGCAGGTATTGAGTTTGACATGGAGGCAGGGCTTGAACTGTACGGCAGAATACAAGATGACCGATCAGAGATACTTGAGCAGGTTAATGATCTTGTTAAGCCTAAAGTTGAAGAGCTAAAGACTCCAGAGTATTGGACGGACCCACTTACAGGATGTATGTACAAGACTAAGTCGGAAGCTCCTCCGTCTAGTCGTAAAGATCTAGAGCGTGGCCCTAACAAAACTAGAGTCACACCCTTTAATCCGATGTCTCGTCCACAGGTAGCCGACTACTTAATTAGTAAGGGATGGAAACCGACTAACACAACGCCCACAGGCAAACCTAAAGTAGACGAGGGTACTTTGATGGCAATCGAAGATATCCCCGAAGCACATCTTCTTGCTAAGCTCTACCGCATCCAGAAGATTGCGGCGATGCTTGCAGAAGGTAAGGAAGCATGGCTTAAGTTGGCTGTTGGTAATCGTATTCACCCGCACCTTAATACTATTGGCGCGGTGTCTGGCCGGACATCGTGTGTACGCCCTAACCTACAGCAAGTACCTAGTGCGCGTTTAACTTACGGTAAAGAATGCCGACAGTTATTTACGGCAGCCCGTGGTTACTCGCTTGTTGGTTGTGATGCTAAGTCACTAGAGGTTAGATGCTTTGCACACTACATGGCTAAGTACGACAGCGGTGAGTTTGCACGGGAAGTTATCAGCGGTGATGTACACCAAGCGAATGCTGACATGATGCATTGCGATAGACAGACAGCAAAGAACACATTCTTTGCTTTGATCTACGGTGCATCACCTAAGAAGATCGCCAAGATGCTGGACATTACTACGTTCGATGCTCAAGAGTTATTGGATAACCTGTTCCGTAGGCGACCTGCTATGGGATATGTAGTTGATGGTATTAAATCAATGGCTTCTACCCGTGGGTATCTACGTGGACTTGACGGGCGCAAGCTTTTCCCACGCTCGGAACACAGTAGTGTTAATCTACTTGTCCAAGCAGCGGGAGCGTGTGTCTCTAAGCAAGCGACGATTAACTTACGCAAGGCAATCATGGCCGACAAGATGAACTGTCTTGGTGTCAAGATTGTGGGATTCATACACGACGAAGTTTTGATCGAGTGTGTATCGTCCTTGGCTCAGCCTATGCTGGATAAAGCGATTAAGGCTTTCCGAGAAACAACTGAGCAATTTAACTTACGCTGCCCTATGGATGGGGAAGGATCAATCGGGGATAACTGGTATGAAGTACACTAAGAATAATAAACTACAACCCAACATGTTAGTACTTATCGATGCTGACATTTTATACAACAGGGCGGCGTTTAGCTGCGAGACAGCTTTCTCATTTGAGGGGGATGATGTACACGTATCAGACCCCGCTAATGTGGCGGATCTATTTCATCGGTTAACGATGGGGATACTGCACAAGCTAGACTCATCGCGTTACTTTATGTGCTGGAGTAGCCACGAAAACTTTCGTACATCTATCACCGACACGTATAAAGCCAACCGAGTTAGCGCACGTAGGCCCGCCCTTGACCCAAGCTTTAAGGAGCATATAAAGAGACGTTACCCAAGTGTGCAGATTAACCGACTGGAAGCAGACGATGTTATGGGCCTTATGTCCGGTGCTTTTGTTGTTATTGCATCGGATGATAAGGACATGCTGACCATACCCGGATACAGCTATAAACCTAGACGACCTGATGATGGTTTACTGTACGTATCTGAAGAAGATGCCAAATATAACTGGTACAAACAGATACTAATGGGTGACCGTGTTGACGGCTACAATGGTATTCCCGGAGTCGGGGAGAAAAAGTCTGATAAAATTATGGCTGACAACGGCGCTACATGGAAAACTGTAGTTGACGCGTACGAGTGGGCTGACCTAACTGAAGAAGATGCTATCCAAACAGCACAGCTTGCGCGTATCTTACATCCCGGAGAGTGGGACTACAACACAAACGAACCCAAACTATGGCATCCTTAATGAACAGAGAACAATTCCTAAAATTACACGAAACTTTATGCGATGAGGCTTATGAAATTCTCGATGAAAAAATCACGAACTACTCTGGAACCGGAGATGTATTTACGAACTTTAGCCGAGTGGAAACCCTCCAAATATGCTCGACCACTACGGGAATCCTCGCAAGAATGGCGGATAAATTTGGCCGACTTATCACGCACACCAATACGAAAGGTGGTTTGGTTGGCGAAGAAAGTTTTCACGATAGTGTGCTTGATCTCATTAACTATCTTGTATTTCTTTACGGCAGCAATACTGATGGGAGCGTAGACGATGCCTAGAACAACAACAGGACAGCGGAGAGCAGAGGAAAGACGCGCAGCGCATAAGGCCGGGGAGATACATCCCGACTCTGAGAAATGGTGCCAAATGTGCGACACCGTAAAACCTTTTACAGATTTTTATATCCGTTATGATTATAATGGGTTACTATCACAGTACTGTAAAGTCTGTCATATGAAAGACTGCAAGGTTAGGAAACAGATTAAACGGAGGATGAATGCACAAAGTACCTGAAGAGCTTAAAGACTTCCGTAACTTTCTGTTTGTTACTTGGAAGCACCTAGGACTACCGGACCCAACACCAATTCAATATGACATTGCTGAGTATCTTCAGAACGGACCCCGTAGGCGGATGGTACAAGCTTTTCGTGGGGTTGGAAAGTCTTGGATTACTTCTGCTTTTGTGCTATGGAATCTACTTAACAACCCAGATAAGAAAATCTTAGTTGTATCGGCCAGTAAAACACGCGCCGATGATTTCTCTACATTCTGCCACAGGCTTGTGGTAGAGATGCCGTGCCTAAAACATTTAGCGCCGACTGACGATCAACGAACAAGTAAGATTTCATGGGATGTTGGCCCAGCCCGTGCATCGCATTCCCCCTCATGTAAGTCAGTAGGTATTACAGGGCAGCTTACGGGCTCCCGTGCTGACCTTATTATTGCCGATGACGTAGAAGTCCCCGGCAACAGTTCTACCGTTACAGCGCGTCTCAAGCTGTCTGAAGCGGTACGTGAATTTGAAGCTATTATTAAACCCGAAGTCGGAGAGGTTGTTTTCCTTGGAACCCCACAATCACAAGAGTCCATCTACACAGAGCTTAACGCTCGCCAATATAATGTCGCGATTTATCCGGCGCGAATTCCCGAAGATCCCGGAATCTACGAGGGGGCACTTGCTCCTTATATTCTCAGCCTCCCTAGAGATGCTGGATCAGCAACCGACCCAGAAAGATTCTCCGACGAAGAACTCTTTGATAGAGAGGCTGCGTACGGGCGAACTGGATTCCAACTACAGTTCCAATTAGATGTTCGTCTTTCAGACCTTGACCGTTATCCTTTACGTCTGTCTGATCTGGTTGTCATGGATATTGATACGGAGGTAGGGCCAGAAAAAGTTGTATGGGGCACATCAATTGAGTTTGAGGGGCTACCAAACCTAGGGTTTTCGCGTGACAAGTACTATCGACCTGCGAAACTTGTAGGGGAAATGGTCCCGTATGACGGGTCATGCATGTCGGTTGACCCGAGTGGCCGTGGTAAAGATGAAACAGCGTGGAGTGTTGTTAAATACCTGAACGGTTATTTGTACTTAGTTGACTGGGGAGGATTTAGCGACGGGTTTACTGAAGAGGTTATGCGAAGCCTCGCTACCAAAGCCAAACAGCACCAAGTTAACGTAATAGTTACTGAGGCAAACTACGGCGGTGGGATGTTTAGCGAACTCCTTAAGCCCCACTTACGGGAAATCTACCCCGTAGCTATTGAAGAAATTACCGCACGTACTATGAAAGAACGTCGGATAGCTGATACACTAGAACCTGTGCTTAACCAACATAAGCTATGCATCGACGCGTCTGCTATCCGCCGAGACTACGAAAGTACCCTCAAGCTATCGCCAGAAGTTGCTGCACAATATAGCCTTATGCATCAGATGTCACATGTAGCCAGAGAGCGCGGATGCTTAGTCCACGACGATAGATTAGATGCTGTAACTATGGCCGTCGAGTACTGGTCAGAAGCTATGTCACGCAGCGCCGACGATGCAATTGCCGAACGCCGTGAAGAACTACTTGACGAAGAACTAGACGCTATTATAAACGGGACACCGTCCCCTAGAGAGAGGAGGGGAGTGACGAAAGGTAATCGTCCCCGTTGGTTTGATGTTTAGTAGAGAAAGGTAGGATGTCTTTAATGTCACCAAGCGGTGACTCCTCTACATCCGACACAGTTATACTATGATCCTTCAACATTTGACGAGCAATATTTAGATCCTGAGATGTATAATCCCCTGACTCAATTTTACTTAACAATGTGTTTACGGTTAGTGACCATAGACGCTCTAACATGGCTTGCTTGGGATCTTGCATGAGATTAACTCCGAGTGATAATGATGATGTGAATGGACCTGTAACGTTTGCTCAGATCCTACTAACTAATAAGATAATGGAACAACTAATTGAAGAGCTAGGTGATAGATTGTTTTCTGTCCGCAAGCTTATCAATGCAACTGTGAAAGAAACCCCGACAACCGACAAGAATTACGGAGTGTATGCCGCTTTACTCTGTATACTTGACCAACCTATTGAGACTAACCTATGGAAAATGGGAGAAGACGAAGATGAGTAACAAACTAGAGAAAGAAGTCCGAAGACTAACGCGCCAATTACAGGAACGCGACGATATTGAAGCGTTGGTTATGCGTAGGGTGGATGACGCACTTAAAACATTTAAGTGGGAAGCCCCAGCCATACGTAAGAAAGACACGCGCAAGCGTGGTGAAGAAGTATGTGTTATCCATATTAGTGATACACAGATTGGTAAAAAGACCAGTACGTATAACACTAAGATTGCTGCAAAACGTATTGAACAGTTTGCTGACAAAGTAGACAGACTAACCGACAACCGACGCACTAGCTCAAAAGTAGAAGAAGCTGTTGTATTGATTGGTGGCGACATTGTTGAAGGGGAAACAATCTTCCCACACCAACCGTGGGTAGTTGACAATGACCTATGGGGTCAGGCTATCCAACATGCACCAACGATGCTTGCCGACTTTATCGTTAAGTTAAGCAGTTCATTCCGCAAGCTGCGTGTGCTATCTGTGCCGGGAAACCACGGCAGATCACAACCAAAGAATGCCGGAGCTTCTCCGCGCACAAACTTTGACATGATTGCTACGCAGATTACACGGCTGCTCGTAGCCAAGTCAATTAAAGATAACCGCGTAGAGTGGGACATTGACCACGATACGTTCTACCGCATCGCAGACGTACTAGGGCACAAGCTTTTGCTTATCCACGGAGATCAGATCTCTGGTGGTGGCGGCTTGGGTGGTTACCCGTTAACCGGACTTGCACGAAAGATTGCAGGTTGGAGCGGCAGCATCCCCGACAACTGGTCTAACATTTTCCTAGGGCACTTCCATCGTCCCATGTCTGGAGTCATCCAAGACAAGATGTTCTTTGGTAATGGGACTACGGAAAGTAGCAACGATTGGGCATTAGAAGTTATCGGAGATGCTGGTCGCCCCTGTCAACGTGTAGTGTTTTTTAATAAAGAGCATGGGCCTGTGTCAGATAGTCTAGTCTGGCTCGACTAACGTTTACGGGCACGTTTCTTGTTCGATTTTGTTGTGTTCTTTTTCTTAGAGATACACTTTAGATTCGAGCGCTTATTGTTGCGAGGGTTCCCGTCAATATGTTCAACCTCCCGGTCCCCGCACTTTAACTTACGCCGCGCTCGGTTACGGGAGGCGCGGTCTTTAATATCTTTTGCATTACCCTGATCGCGTTTGTACTCTTTCTTGTAGTCGCGCTTACGCCCTCGTTTGTCTCGTTTAGTAGCCATATTATCTTATGAAGTTTAGGGAAGCTGTTGTACTTTTACTGCACCAAGAGCCGTTAATCTGCGAAGTCGATGTACAGCTTACATCTAAGTTAGACGAAGATGTGTATGGGGAGTGCCATTTAGACCTTAACAAGAAACGCATCAACATCATGGTAGCAAGGTCACTCCCGCTAGTAGCACAACTTGACGCACTAATCCACGAATGGGCTCACGCAATGCTCGCAGGGATGCCCGAAGAGTTTCATAAACACGGACCAATGTGGGGCGTATGCTACGCTCGTTGTTACTGCGCTGTATACCCACGCTAACTCCGCCTACTTTTAGCGCCCGAACACTTCCAACGCTTACGTGATAAGTTGTTGGGGGTGTTTGGGTCATTTCGTTTAGCTACCGACAAACGTTTCTTAATCCCAAGTGATCTCGCACAGTACGAGTCCCCTTTAGATGTTCCCGGTCTAACTCTCGGACCACCGCCCTTAGCTTTACCAGCTTGTCCGTAACTTACTTTCTTACCGGAAGCTGTGCGTTTGACACGCGCTTTGCCCTTAGCAGGGCCACTACGTCTAGGCATCTTTCTTCTCCTTATCTTTTGTTAATGTGTCGGCAGATCCATCAACAATCGTTTTAAGAATTGACGATAGCGATGTGACCACGAGAGTAATTAATCCAGCCACGACTGCAATTGAGTCGGCGGGGATAAACAAACAACTTCCCACAAAAGCGAGAACAAGGATTAGCAAATATAATCCTGCAAACTGAGACAAATGTATAGAGGCAAGTTCACTAGCACTTTGGCTTGCTTTAATCTCAGCAAGTTTAGCTTTAGCTTCTACTTCGCGCAGTAGAACCTCGGCCCTAGTATCTATAACTTGTGCGCGTTGGCGCTGATCTGATTCTGACATGTTTAATCCAAGAAGTTTACGAAGCAGATTTTGCAATCGCTTTCGCAAGGAGGTTTTAAAGAGACGCATGATGCCACCAGTAGTAATAGTAATATTTTTAGTGCCATCCGTTAGACCTTTGTAGTTTAACAAGAAGACCAATAAGAAGAACAGCAATCACGCCGCCAAAAACAGAGGCGTGTCGCCAGTCAGCTTTGAAGGTAGCTCCTGTAGCAAGGCTCTCAGAGAACTCTTCATCTACGGGCTCTTCTTCAATAATAACTGAAGTACCTAAAACTTCATTTCTATCCACCACAGGGTGGGCATCAATGCTGGGTATGTGCCATGTAAGAGCGGCAGCAGTTGATGAGCTTTCGCCTTCATACTCAAACATATCGTTATGTCCTGAGTAACCGCCTACTGTAGCTGATGTACCTTCTGCATGACCAAGCGTTAACTCGTCAGGCATTAATACATCAGCTACAGATGTGGACGCGCAGGAGGCTAAAAGAAGCCCAATGACTGCTAAAGCTTTTTTGCTCATGACTTCTTCGTGCGTTTTTTAGTCGTTTTTTTAGACTGTGTAAACGCTTTTTTGGTAGGCGCTCCCTTAGTTCCGGGTTTACGCATTGTTTCGCCGCTTCCCGCTTTAATACGCTTACGCTTTGCGTGGATGTTACTGTAAAGGCCGGGGCGCTTCACGCTTGCGTCTCCTCTTCCTCGTCTTCTTCTTCAAGAACTTCCCACTCTTCGGCTTCTTTCTTTGCCTTGTGCTTCTTAGCAGCAAACAAAGCAGCAGCGCCGCCGAGCATAGTAGCAACAGCACCGCCCATAGCGGGGTTACCAGTCATCATTGTTGTTAACGTCCCCGCTTGCTCAGCAAGCATAGGTGCGCTATCCATAATAGTTGCTCCCATAGCTTCAGCTTGCTCTTCGCCTCCGGGCATTAGTTTGCCAACGGTTGCACAGGCAGGAAGAAGGACGGGCATCATAAGAACATATAGTCGATTCATTTTATTGTGGGGGTTTGGGTAAGAGAGGCTCAATTAAAACATTACTAATAATACTGGAGTACCATGCGTTAGCCATCGGGACCATACGCATTAAGCTACGGTATTGTTTCTGATCTAAGTGCCCTTGCTTAAAGGCATCGAATATTGTGCCGGGAACTTTTCCTGCATCAGCAAGCGTAGACATTGATGGGAAGTTAACGAGCGTGGGCTCGTGCATGTTTGTAAAGACAGGCTCAACAGGCAGCCCAATCCGACCAAGCCCCCAAAGAACTGAGTCAGTTAGGTCAGGCATCATTCCCCACAGCGCCGTCTTACGTGTTGCAGCTTTAAGTAACCCTTCAGTTGACAGTGCTTCTTCTAATTTTTCAGGCTCATCCCAGTAGTACAGGTAAGCCAGCGCAATCGACACGCCAATAGCCCCCACCATCTGTGCCATTAATGTTTGGGCTGCTAACGAATCCCTTAGCTGGACGTTGCGAGCAAAGTGGTTAGTTTGTGATGTAATAGCAAAGGCTTTAAACTGAGTAAAGAAGTCACCCATTTCACTACTAACTAGCCATTGGGGACGGTCCAAAACGTCTGAGCGCTGCATAACTTGTTTAACCCACTTAGTAGACATTGACCTAAAGCGAGCTTGCATTTCAGGAGATAGTGCGTTGACGTTAATGCGGTCAAGCGTAATACCGTTCATTGTTTCAGACACAATTACTCCGGGATTACTCAATGCATCCATTAGCTCATCAAAGCCTTCCCGTGTTTGACCTAGCGTAGCAATGCGTACGTTCTTGCGGCCAACAAAGTCAGCCACATCCCCAGTTCGCACCATTGCAGACATACGATTCATAAACGAACTAAACGCCCACATGTCTCCGTAGATGTTTAGGTTCGAGTACCCTGACTTGTATCCCACTCTGGGCTGCATACGTGAGGATACTTCATATGCACGGCCCAGTTTACCGTCACCAAACATGGGCTGACCTTCGCTCATTAGCTCGAACTTGTTGTATGCCAAAGCCATTTCAGCCTCAGCATCACCCATTCCTAAGAAGAAGGACAAGAAATCACGAAGCGTTTCGTCCTCAATTTTTCCACCAGCCATTGCGGCTGTGCGGATCTTTGTAAAGACGGGCATTGCATCTAACACAGTTGAAAACCCACCGGATACTGCTGCTGCTGTAGTCTCAGGAAGCTGCGTCTTAACGAAACCCGGAACCCTTAAGTTACCTGTAGCCGAACGTAGAACTGATAAAGCTGAGCCAAGAGTAGATCGGTGAAACTGCGGCTTTCCTAGAATATCATTCTCTAGGATTTTTAGTTCTTGTTTAAGTCCTTGAATATTAGTAACAGCGTTACGTGCTTGTGCAGTCTCCACTACGCCAGTCATTAGCTCAGAGATCGTATCGTATCGCTTACCGCCGGGGCCTCTGTACTTATCAAGAATGTACTTAGTTTGAATTTCAATAAATATATCGCTTGCGTATCTATCAAGAACAGCTTGTGGGTTTTCCTCGAAAAGATCCGTAATGTAAATTTCTTTAGTACTACCATCAGTAAGCTTAAACTTTTTAGTAATTGTAGGATCAAGCTTAACACGGTACATAGTCCTCTTAGACTTCTTAATTGTAATGCCAATGTCTTTAAGCAACGCCGCACGTTCTTCCGAAGTAAAGGCAAATGTACTATCTTCCCCCATACCCTCACGCAACCACTTCTCAACGCCTTCTAGTGTTTCTTCTGCATTGCCTTTAGCCATGCTGGCAACTTGCTGCGCTGTGTTCTGGTGCGATGCTCCCACGGTGTAATACGTGTATAGCTTTTGTGCCATAATACGTGATGATTCTTCAGACCATTCTTCACCTTTCATAATAGCATCAGTAAGGAAGTCTTCCATTTGTTCCTTGCCAGAGCGTCCACTAGTAATAACAACTTTATTAACAAAGCTGTCCAGCTTGCCCGTCTGCATAATCTGGGTAAAGTAAGACGGATCGGGATCAATGTTCTCGAACCCACGGATCTCGGCATCCTGCGCCATCTCCATTAGTTCTTTGAACTTCTTCTGTATAGGAGCGGCGGCTTTCTTAACGAGGGCTTGCTCAGCGGGATCAGTCGGAAGAACTCTGCCGTCACTTTTAATGTAACGGGCAACCATGTGGTCAAATTCAGTAGCAAGGTTACCGGAAATAGCTTGCCTTGCTCTTTTACCTAAGCCTGACTCGTTAATTGTATTTCGGTGTTTAACAAACTCATCAACTGTTGGAAGGTATATGCGCCTAAAATCGTTAAGCTGCGTGGTAACAAATGTCCTACGTGCTGCCTTAGCACCATCAGACAAGATGTTGTAGTTCTTAAATAATCCCTGAGCTTGTCCGGCAGGAAAGTATTGACCCGCTTTATTGTGCAAAGCCGCTTGGCTGCCGAGTACATCAGAAGCCATAGCTCGTACAATACCAAGGTGGTGCGAAAGCATTTTAGATCTGTAGCCACCAAGAGATACAAAGTTCCAAAACTTATGTAGTCTCGGAGCATCGTCAAGTATGTTGTCCCTACTAACCTCAACAGTCTCAGACGCCCCTGTAATCCCCTCTCCCAGTTCTTCAGCGCGTGCTTGACGCGCAGCCTCGGCTTCTCGTTTAAGCTCTCCTGCGGCCCTGTAGCGCTCTAGCTCAGATGCTCGCTCAAAGCGTTGCCGAGGACTAGTATTTACATTAATGTTTGCATCACCAAACTCAGTTAACGTGTACCAGTCAGCAGGTAAGTCTCCGTATTGCGACAATCTAATAAGAGGATCTTCGGGATACTCAATAGAATGTAGGAACTCAAAGCCCTCTTCGCCCCGCAGCAGTCCCATCTTAGCGCGAAGAGCCATTGTAAACTCAGGATCGGCTAACTGAGCAACACGCTGTTCCCTAACACGCCTGTTAATCTCAGCCATTGCCTCGGCTTTATTCATATCGTCAAGCATAAAGCGCTGAGTTTGGGCTCCCTCGGCGCTATCCTTAATACGTACCGCCCACGTCCTACGCTTGCCCCCAACCTTTAGTCGGCTTACTTCAACGTCAAAGCCCATAATGCTTTGGCTAAACTTAATGCCCAGTCGCTTGTTTCCTTGCCACGTATGCTCAATTGTTTTGAGTGACGTTGTAGGGAACAACGAATCACTAGCCGCAGCAAACTTAACTAAGTCTTCTGTCCGTGCTACGTGTACCTCTCCCTGCTTAGTCCGTACAACACGTTCCCGCATTGCATCGTCGGAACGGAACTCAGGCTGCATTGGAGAATCGTCGAGGACTCCGCCTCCAAACAAAAGATCGTCAACATCAGTATCCGTAAGATACTCAGCAGTTTCCACTTCGCCTGTTTTCTTTGTTACGGTGCGGGGTGTTAAATCATCATAATCAATAATAAGTAGGTCATCTCGTTGCGCACGTACAAGACCTAACCTACCGTCAGGACCAACAACAAGGTCACCAGCCTTCTTCTTTAACCTACGCCCTAATCGTATTGACTTATCATCAAGCTCTTGTGCTACGTTAATTGCGGCCCTTGCACGTAGACGTTGCTCTGCGGTTATGTTAACAAGATCACGCAGACGTAGATTACGGACAGTTGCTGGACTTTGACGCGACAAAAACTCTAAGTCGTTTATGCCAATAAATCCTGCGTGTCCTTGCGTAATGTCACTTATTAGGCGTAAAGTTTGCGCCTGTACGCCAGCAGGATCAGGAGCTTCTTTTGCTAGCTCGTCAATTTCAGAACGTAATCCAGATACGTTAGCGTTATGCTTACGAGTTAAGTCAAGTAATTGATTTTCGGCTTTACGTATTTGTTTAGCTGTAGCGCCTGACTCTTTAAGGTTATCAATTCGCCGCTGTAGCTGTCTAGCTTTACTGGAGTACTGTGCTGTTTCTTTATCAATATTTTTTTGTAGCTCTTCAGACTTCTCAAGATTCTGGCGATACCGTAGGGTGGCATTGTAGTCAGCAAGTCTGGCTCCAAGTCGGCTTTTCTCAACAGAGTTTGCAATAGCTTCGTCAAACTTCTTTTGGGTTACCCTAATTTCTTCCGTAATATCATCAATAGACTTTGTTGCTGTGCTGGGTATTACATTAAGTACTTCATCAGTACTAAGAGTACCGACATTACCAGCACCCTCGAACATAGCGTCAAGTGTTTCTTGGTTGTCAAAGTCGAGCTTACGCATAAACGGTAGCTCATACTCATCACCCTGACGAATCCATTCCATAGGACCAGCCATGTCAGGCGTACCACGGTAGGTTGGGTCAGCCATAAGAATAGCTTCGTAAGCTGCTTCGACTTCATCGTACAAACTTTGAAGCATCTCGCGTCCTTCAGGATGACGTAGAAGCCAGTCAACGCGCTCAGCATTAAGCATTTCAACGGCTTCTGTGTCGCCACGCCCCACAGCGCTTAACAGTTCATCTATACGCGAGTCTTCTACGCTAGTGGTTTTTAGCCTCTCTAGACGTTCTCTAAGTGTGGCTTCTTCTCCACGTAGTTTATCGGCTTCTTGTCTAAACGATCCGGATGTACGTCTACCCGCTTCCGGCCCTGTTGTAGATTTTTTACTTGGGGCAGCAAGAGCAGCGTCTTCTAGCTCTTTAATCTTTTCAGCGTTAGCTTTAACAGTTTGCTCAATTTCTGCTTCAAGTGCGGCTATTTCTTTTTGAAGACGCTCAGAAGGTTTTCCGGTTCTGGCCGAATCAAGGTCAATGCTGCTGCGGATCTCGTCCTCCATCCTACGCCACAGATCTTCTTGGCGAGATAGTAATTGATCCATTCGTGGTAGTTGACGTAAAGAATCAATACGTGAACGTAGTAGCTCTATTTCCCGTGTAATTTTTGTAGCTTCTTCAGGCGAAGCCGCATCAAGCTCGTCAGCTAAGTCTCTAAGCTGCTTATTTAAGTTACCTCGTCGGCGGGGATCAGGTGGTCCAAATAGTTCAAGTTCAGGACCAATTAACTCATCTAGCATTTGATCGTGACGCGACAGGATGTTCATTACTTCCTGCGTGTATCTTGGATCTGTTTGTGCGGGATCAGTAGCAGCTTTAAGCGCCAGACGTAGCTCTTGGAAGCTGGCTGTCATAGCTTCCTGTCGGGCCATTTCAATGCCCTCTTTTACGGCTACGCGCTCAAGAGCATTACGCATAAACCCACGATGCTCGATCCCCCCAAACGTCCCGCCTAGCAGTCCTGCCAACGCAATGTTAAAGGCGTAGTCTTCGTCTTCAACGTACGGACTACCAGCGTCAGCCATTGCTGTAAACGTAGCTCCCCAGAGGCCCTCTGCGGCTGCGTGTATGCCCATCCCCCGTACAAATGATCCTTTAGTCGTTGCTAGTTTAGCCGCCCGTGAGGCCAATCCTATCCGTGCTACAAGCGATGCTCCACGGTCTACTAACACACTACCAACAAGCGGGATTGGGTCCGTCATAGGCAGAAGCCATTGGTCAGCAAACCGCCACAACTCGTCGCTGCCGCCGTCGCGCTCTGCGTGAATCATACCTTCCATAGCAGACATAAACTCTTCGTCTGACTGAATGCGCGACACAAAACGCTCAGCGTCTCTTAATGATGGTTGTTCAAATAACTCATCGTGAAAACGTGCAGGAATGCCTCTACTTAATCTTCCCCAGTTTTTACCGTCCCACGCAAAGTCAGGATCCGGTGTTGTTTCCGTAAAGAACCCGCCAACCATTCCGGTTGTGTACGACCACTTATGCTGCATGTACCGCCCAAAGGTACTGCCGGAGTCTGTGGGCTTAGTCTCAAAATTACCCGTAGCTAAGTTACGGGTAGTCTCCATGTTGTCACCAAAAATTTGTACAAACGGGTTTACATCCGTACGCCACGTAGGCTGCTGAGTTAGTATTTCTGCTTTACGGGCGTACCGATCATACATATTAGCCCGAAGCGCATCTAAATTCTCATCAGATAGCGTGGGCTTTGCCCGACGAATCGCAGGGCTAGTGGTAACTAATTCTGACCACTCAGAGGGATCTTGTGCCAAAATTAACGTCCCCCGGAAAGAAGATCGAAGGAGCTTGGGAGAACATCTGGTCTGCGGTTTGCTTCCCTAAACTCTGCCATAACGTCATCAATAACATCTTTAGTCATTGGAATTGACGGCAACCGTAATCCGGGCCTTGTTGGATCAACAACCAGCATTTCAAAAATCTGACCATCGTCGTCCTTAAGCGGAGTAATAACTAAGTTTGCTTTGTCAATACCAAGCGCCGCTAAAGAATCCATGTTTTCTCCATATACTCTTTTTAACGTATTATACGTTTGGTCAAACATATCTAGTTCTTTGGGCCCCTTAGCTCTGGCTTGCTGCCGCAGCATTCCCATCTGCTCTAAATACTCTGCTGAGGTTACATCGTACACAAAGTGATTATCAATTATCATGTTACCTAGCTGATCAAGCTGATGTTCGCTATATACCGAACCTAGATCGTAGGCCTCAAATCCGCCTTTGCCCCCGTCAGGCATAAACAAGTTACCTGAATCAGATATAATAGCAGGGCCTAACGCATCATTAATTATGATACTTTCTTGTGTTACCGGATCATACCCAGCCGATGTACCCTTTTTATTGCTTATTCTACCTTCTATTTGATGACTTAAATATCTGTAGATATAAGCATATTGAGGTAATTCCCGATCAAGCGGTCCACCATCAAACCCAAACGGGTCCGTTTTTTCAGCTATTGCCGCCTGTAGTGCCGCACCCTGTGTTGGGGACAGGTATTTCTTTGGCAATGTTTCTGCGGTACGGGTCAAAAGTCCAGCAACAATATCTTCAGGCGCAGCAGCAGAGTTATTGTCACGATCTGTAATGTACTGGTTAATAAACGAGTTACCATCACCAAATACATGCTGCTGTGTGCCTATTTTTCGACCGGGAAATTTATCGCTTAAGGAATATGCCAGCTCTAAATTCCGCACCGCAAGTCTTCCAACTTCGCCATTAAAAAGTGCAGCTAAGCTTTCCGAATCTGCTACGCCATCTTCATCTTTTTTAACAGCATCGTATCCGTTAAAAAACTGCACCATTTGTTGATACATAGCCCGACGAAGTGCTGGCATGTCTTCGCCGCGCATATCAACTACACGGTTAGCTACATTATACCAGACATCGTCTGGACTAAGGCCTTCATCTAACTCAGTTTGTGTTGCGTATTGTTTTAACGCTTCTTCGTTCCCCCACGCCGCTAGAAGAGCATCGCGCTGCATGCGGTCAACTCTTTTCTTAATGTCTGATGGGCTAATGCCTAACATGTCCATTTGCTCCGCAAACTCAGGTTGCCCATACAGTTCGTCAACCCGCTCGCCCATTCCAGCTATAGATCCTGTAACAGCCCCAGTCGATACATCAAACACAGAAGACACCAAAGTATTAATGGCTGTATTATATGTTGTTTGAGCCGCATGACGCATAACAAGAGCCTGCTGCATTTGTTCCCATTCAACCTTAAAGTTTTCGTTACGAGTACGTATTTGACTAATAACGTCGGTTAAGTTTCCTGCATCTTGGAACGCAACAAAATCATCAATTTGCTCGGTTAGGGCTTTCTTTTCTTTTTCCTGAAGCTCTTTAATTTTTGCGGCAAGGTTTGCGCCAGTTGCCCCAGCATCTTTTGCTTGCTTTGTCCAGTAGTCTTCATCATCAAGCATATGTACGCGTGAGTAAAACGTACCCAATGCTTCGGCTTCCTCTAGCTCTCGGGCAGACTTTTTGCTTTCGGTTGCAAGTTCCCCGGCTTCATACGGCGTGTTACGTTCCGACAGTTGTAGTGCAACTTTAATGCCTTCCCATTCAGCATCAGTAAGTAACCCATCATCTAAATGCTTGGTAACTGCGCTAAGTTCATTATTAAACCAATTTGGGTCTTTATCTAACTGACGTGCTACAAACGTAACGTCACTAAGCGACCGAACACGCGCCATTAGATTAGCGCGTTGTTCTCTAGCCGCTGTACGATTACGCGTCTGGCGGTTCGACTCAATCGACTTACCCTTTAACTCTGCACTATTTATGTAATACGGATCGTCAGCCAACTTACTGCCGTTTGGGCCAGTTTTTAGTCCGTTATAAAACTCGTCGGCAAGTGTCGGGTTTTCTGTGCTTTGCCTTATCGTGTTTAGTCGGTCAGCTACATTTGCCTTAAGATCTTGCCCCCACATCCCACGGTCATTCAGACTTTCAATAACTTCTTGGGCAGCCTCTATTGATCCTTCAGTACCGTTAGTATGTGCAATAAGATGCGCACCTATAAGGTCTACGGCGCGATTAGACTCATACGTGTATAACCGCCCTTGTGCCGCCGTAAGCTCTCTACCCGCTTTTTGCGTATGCCACGAAGTAACGCCCTTAAAGAAAGCGTTTTTCCAGTAGTGACTATCTACTTCTGCGGTATCGACGAACTTGCTAACTTCGTCTTCGTAATATTTTGTAAACGCTTCAGGATCGCGTCCCCGTGTGTCATTGCTGTCATTAGTAATCTGATTCCAACCAGCATTAATCTTGCTCGTAAGATCTGTAGCGGCCAAGCTACCATCAATTTCCATTGCTCCGACAGTAAACCACGGGTTTTGTGTAGCATCTATTTCTCCAGCCGCAACGGCTTGCTTAAATGTTTTTTGACTTTGTCTCCGCCACGCACGGCCTTCTTCAAGAGCCGTTTCGTTTTGTTCAGCAGTCTTTACACTAGTATATTTCATTAGTGTATTACTAAACTCAGCAAACTGTTGCTGAACTGGAGACGCAACTGGGGTATACGTATCAATGCTCGGAATAGATGAACCGCCGCTTACGCGAACATCGTATCCGGGAATATCGGGGAGTGAGGGATCGCCTTTTGCCATAATTAATAAAGTCCGTTAAGGAAACATACCATCAGGGTAAACCTTTGCACCGCTTTCGTATAAAAATTGATTGTTAACGCCCAAAGATCCTGTTGGTGCTGTCCCCATGCCGGGAATATTTGTTACAGAACTAGTATCACCAAACACATCTGCGCCGTCTAGCGGGTTTTTTCCGGCAATCATTTGACTTTGTAAATAGCCTTGACCAGCAGCGAGCGCGTATCCCGCTAGACCGGAACTCCTGTTTTGCATCATTCGTCCTTGCCATTGGCTTACTCTTGCGGCATTCCGCATGCCACCAGCAAGAGCTTGCTGATCTCGCTTCGCAGAAATTGCTGATTGGTACTGACCTTCTCTTTGTGCAAACTCGTCCAATAGCTGATCCAACGATGCAGATTTAGCTGTGCCCCGTGCCGCACCTAACGCACGAACGCTACCCTGCGCCATAAGTGATTTACGGCGGATTTTATCGCGCTCAAGCTCTGCACCAATCATTTCTTCAGTTTGCCGCTGAGCTTCGCCAACACGCGAAATCCTAAGCGCTGCTGTTGCATTTTCACGATTAGCACGTTTGTCCGACTCCGCCATCGCGTGTTTGGCAACCGACATTACTATGGCTATATGGCACATTAGTTATCCCCCTTTGTGTACTCAATATAATAAAATGGTAGGCCAAACGGACCAGCATGTATTGTTGCCGTAATACTAAAGCCTAACCACGTATACCAGTCAGTATGTTTTTTGTTACGGACATCGGCAACAGCCCACACACGATCAAAGTCTTTTGCAATGTTGTTAAGCCAGCGTTTTGACTCGCGTAAAAACTGCCAACGAATGTCTTTAATTTTATCAGAGCCCAGCATCCACACGTTAGCGCTCCCACCGGAGTCCACAAGATAACCAAACATAGCGATAGGCTCGTCATCGTAATCTACTGACCAGCACTCGTCAGAGGCGTTTAACGCAGTCTCAAGGCCAGCCTTAGCGCTTTGGCCTGAATGGGCAATAACTTCTCGTCTGTCAGCCAAACGTAAGATCGGTGAAAGCTTCCCGCAGTCACTCTTTATTGACTTACGAACCAGAGCTTTAACCACGGGACATTACCTCTTGGATGTTCATATCGTACGAGATGCCCTGAAACATTGCGTTAAAGGGGTTAGAGTTTTCGATTGTGTACGAGAACTCCGGCATGTACTTGCGTAGCCCAAAATACATCTCACCGCTTGTTGTTTTAGCAGCAGAGTCTGCGGTAACTGTGTCGCTGTAAACTGTGCCAGCATGTGTAACTTTAGTAGTAAACTCAGTAGCCATTGTATATGTAAGCCGCGCCCCTCTTACATAGATGTTGCGCCCTCGTACAGCTTTATCACCAATACGGGGAGCAAACGAACCAAATGTTGAAGACATAGTATAACCAAAACCAACGTAATAATCAACTGAGCGTAGATCAACTCCGGCTACTGCAATTGTACCCAAGCCGCTTGTTGTCGGGGCGGTCATTGTTAATCCTGATGAAGCGGTGTAACGCACCCCAGCAGAAGTGACAACCTCAATAGATGACATCATCTGTGAGTCAAACGCCCACGGCGGTGTAATAGTGGTGACGTTTGTGCCCGAGTTATAGCTCTCTGTGAGTCCTGTGGCAGAGTTAGATGTTTTACGGTCAAGCAGAACTACAGGATTAGTAGTTGAGTTAGTAGCTTCAAAATCGGTAACAATACTACTTGCAACAAGTGTGTCCGGTGTCTTCATGTCAAGATCAATATACTCAAGGCATATATCGTAACAGTAGTCGCCGGATCCTCCAGTTCTTATAGCGCGAGTGCCAGTAACAAGGTACAGCCGATCAGAAACAACGGCAGCATTAAGAATGCGATACCCTGTAGCAGAATTAGCGTCGCTAGTGTGTCCTGTTTCTTTGTCCGCGTTAAGTCGCCATTTAGTCCACGCGGACTGAACACGCCCATTTGGGCCATCCGTAAACTTGTAGACATAGATGTTTTGATCTTTTCCATAGTCTGCGTGGGAGGTAATATCGGCGTTGGAGCTACCGTCGTAGGTTGATGGTCGATCATTGATGTAAAACAACATCCGATGCTTTGAGCTTCCGGTTAGTACACGCGCACCTTTAGGAAGAAAGCCGGGGATTTGATCTGAGATATCTGTAGTATCAAACGTGTTGTTGCGTACGTTACTAGGAGCAAATTGCCACGCGCCACCGAAGCTAGACGTACTATATGTATAGTACAGATCGCCCTTCATAGGAAACGGTAACGGATCAAAATCACAAGTTGAATGCGAAGCAGCCACAATCTCAACCGACTTAGCTGCAAACTTGCCATCAAGCGACCGCACAATGTGCTGCGCTTCGTTTGTAAACACAACAAGGTTCTGCCCAAAACCTGCCGCAGCTTTAATTGCATCGCCACGGGAATCAGATGGCGACACTCCAAATGGGTCATCATCAATTAGATCGCGTACCGTAGTCCGGAAAATTGAGTAAGGGTCACCTGTAGCACTAAAGTAAACCTCTTTATCGGAAACAAAGCCAAGTCGATTGTTGTGCGTAAATATCTTGTTGATCTTACGGGAAAACATATCGGGCAGCGGGTTTGTTGCGTTATCACCTGCCTGACGATCAGCCCACGATTCCAAGCTGTACGTGTGAATTTTTGTGGGGCAGTTTTGTAGTGTTGCCGTTGAAGCACTAAACTCAATGGCAGAACCGCCTTCGGTTTCTGATAGTTTAACTGTATACGCTCTAGCGTTCTTTGTAACACTAATAACAAAATACTCTTTGTTTTGCTCAAGCTCAATAGGAAACGTACCAGTTCCGCCATTTTGTGAGAACGACAAAGTGTCGCCAACAATAATAGCCATCGGGTTAGTACCAGCGACTACGCCTGTACCACCATCGTCGGAGAACCCAGTATCAAGCTGGATCAATACAGTATCGTCTGATCCCCCAGTAAACACTACTTGGTCGTTGGCTGTGTTAATTTGGAAGTCGCCCCGCGCTTCCATCATAATAAACGAACCATCGGGACGCCTGTGCAAAACGTGAGGCATGGTTGCCGCGTCTACCGTAGTCTGAACCCCCACACCGCAATGCTCTTCCCAATGACCTTCAGCGGGAAGCTTTGTAGTTTTAGAGTTTAGTGTTGTGGTTCCTGCGCCAAACGCTGTTTTAGTACCAAAAGCTCTGCCTTCACCAGTACCTGCTGCGTGTGGATGGTCAGCGGTGTTTTCAAACGTAGTTGAAGAAACTTCATCACTAACGTACCGCATATAAAAAACGTCGTTAGTGTCGTTGTCTGTGTCGCGAACCTCTAGCGTATGGTCTTCCCATGAACGCGGCGGCAAAGCAGAAATACTAGGCACAGTCTTAAACGCGTTGTATATACCCGTAGCATCACGGGCAGCAGTTGCTTTAACCGACACAAGTTTACCAATCTGTGATTCAGGATCAGTATTGTCAAAGAGTCGGCCCGTAATAACAGAGTCACCATCTTTAGGTTCGTCCCCAAAATCAGCACGGTTTGTGGCTTCTAGGTAGTCAACCTCAGATAATTGGTAGGCTAGGATACCTGCCAAAACTTTGGTGTCGTTCATTAGGTCTGTTGTGCTTGTAAAAGCTTTATTAACACTAGAGTCATCCTGAGAAGTTTGGACAGTTTCTTTAGTTTCTACTAGTGTTCCGTCTGGTTGCTCATACGTAACGTTAACACCAAACGTTTGTTTACCTGCTACATGACTCTTTAGCCATAACGCAAAAACTTCGTCATTAGTGCATGTACGTGTTGTAGCATCGCTTGTGCCAGTATACGCCTCGTTATAACCAGTCCACGTAGTTGTACTCATCTTAGGCCGTACGTGGGCATGGTTAATAAACGTATTATCACCAATAGTCGCAAACGAAATGTCTGACGGCGAGAGCATAACTCCCGTGTACGGATCTTCAGTAAGCAGCGGGTACTTAGAGATTGCAGGTTGGATAGCTGCTGCTGAGGCAGGGAAGTGCGTAATTACATTGTACGAACCGTCTTCACTAAAGAGTGCCCACTTTGCTGTTGTAGAGTCCGCAAACGCCCCCGCCGAGTTTCCTGTGTCGCCCCTAAAACCCACAAGTATGCGCGTGTCGTCGCCATACGATATTGGATGCATTACGCAGTCAGTATCTGAAAAAGATATAAACCCTGCGTGTGATTTAACTTTAGCTAGAAAATTTGTATTAGGGCGTTTAGCCAATCCATACTTATCGGACAGTAAGCAGTTCTCTTGGTCCGTAGCCTGTGAATCTAGACGGACAGCATACTCCATGTTGGAGATGCCGCCAAGAATGCTAGATGCTGAGTAGGAAACGTTAGCCATTATTATTTAGTTGACTGCCTATTTTTAATTACTAATCGCGCTTTTGCTTCGGCTTCCGTGCGCCGCTTAGTTTGGTCTTTGTAGAACTGTTGACGATCTTCGTCCGACGCGCTCTTCCACCACTCTAAGTTTACTTTGCCTGTTCCCGGCAAATACCGATTATCACCAATAGGTTCGCGCCGTCCCGCATACATCGGGTCACGTACCTGCCACGCCTTTAGGTCATTAGGGCTGGGCGTAGGGCGTACAGCTTTAATATCTGATTTAGTAGTACTGGGTACACACATTATTAAAGACGTACTCCCCACGACACGCTAGAAGGCCGTGCGCGACTCGACACAATTTTCCATGTATCGAAGTTATCCCATATAGCGTAGTCAAGTTGCTCAGACTCAAACGCGTAAAAACCGGATCGCGCATGCATAAACTTTTGCGTAAGGATTGCATCCATTTGCGGGTTACCCACCATCTGAGCCTGAAAGTCCTTAGCCGCCATAGCGGTTACGTAGGACTTTACAGGCTCAGGAATATCCTCCCATTGCAGGTAGTACGATACGGTAGCTTTGTACAACGATCCTGTAAACGCTGTGTACGAGTGCGTCGTGCGGTCGTACAGCTTAGTGCCTTTAATAATAACATCAAGAGAACCCGCATTAACGGGCTCTAGATCTATACAAGATATATATGTACCAGTATAGCCAGATGTACTGAGATCAATTTCATTACTACCATTTGGTGTAAACTCAACATCTGCCTCTGTATTAAAACCCCATCTATGACTCATGAGATCTCTCATGGCGTCACGCAATGCGTTATACGCTGCGTCTGCCGTGAACGAAAGACTACTAAGTGCAGCTACTTTCTCACCACCAACTGTGGACAGAATCCTGTTGACTGCTTCGACTTCGGTAAAACGTGTAATCGGGGTTTGCATTGCCATAGTATTGTAGGGGGCCCCTGTTTCCAGAAGCCCCCTGTTTAATTAAGCCGTCCTAATCAGAGCAACAGCGTCGTTACGAAGTGCGCCCATACCAGTAGCAAGCTTAGCAACCATCAAGGTTCCTTGGCGCTCAATGATGTACTCAGACTCCATTGTAACGTCCTTAAGCTTAACCATACCAGCAGCAGACTTGTGGAAGACAAGAGCAGCGGCGGTGTTTCCGCCAGCCATTGTTCCACCGACCTGTCCGTTGGGAACGCCGTCTTCGTCGGCAATGTTGCGAGAGCCGTGACGCTCGCTAACCGTGTCGCCGCCTTTGGAGTCAATCATTGCGTGACTCTGAAGACCCGCAGCGTTGGTAACTACAACAGGCATACCCGCAACAGACATGTTGCCTTCAGCACGGGGACCATGCGTAGAAGTAATGGCACCGTCAGCCGCAGTACTAAACGTATCAAAACCACGGGGGCGCGGATCCGAAGGCATTCCAGCACCGTTAGCACTAAGTACACCAGCTTTCAGCAAGTTGTAGTAGCCATCCGGGTTAAGAAGAACACAGCGATCTTCTTTGGGAACGTCCTTTTCGTCAAGTGCTTTAGCTGCATCGTAGATTGTATCTACAGCAGATGAAGCGCTAGTAAGGAAATCAGCATCAACAACAGGCTCAATGTGGGTAGTCGGTGTAGACTCACCGCTAACCTGACCAACGTTGTATGCTGAAGCAATAAGAGTGTAAAGAGCGTACTGATCTTGGTGACGCGCAAGTGCATTACCAAGTTCACGGGCAAAGATTGACCGATAGTCGTAGTGGCTCATCGCCTCGTCAAGATCATCAATAAAGCATGACGCGGTCAAAAGTTCGTCAATGTGAATGACGCGCTCTGACTGGCTAAGCTTAGAAAGATAATTTTGGGGGGTACTGCCGTCACCTTCGGACTGCCCTGCGACAGCCCCCGGCTCAAACAAGTTTTCGCCCGGAGTAAAGTAACGCGCAGCCGCCACACCAGTAGTGGGGAACTGTGCTGACTTACCGGAAGTAATAGTTCTTCCAGTAATTAGCGGTGAAACTTTAATCTGACGCTCAAAGGCGCGAAGAACTTCTCCGCTAAATACCTTAAGAAAAAGTCCACGTTGGTTTACGGCGCTATCAGACGCCGCTCCACCTCCATGTGACACAAAAGAAGCAAGACTACCCATGATATCCTCCTATGGATTTGGGTTTAATATAGTAAAAATAACAACTAACAAATTTATTGACCACAGGAGGTTGTCGGACGCATCCGGCCTTCGTACCAATAAAAAAGTATCTAAAATATGGTTTCGCTGGTTAACGCAAGTTTACGCTCAAATTCTGCTCGGTAAGCAGCATCATATTCGTAACGAGGGTCGTTTAGCATTTCCATGACCTGTCCCCTACTTTCAAATCCGGGAGGCGCTTCGGGAGTTGTCTTGCCTTGGACTTGATTGTAGTTTGTACCTGACGCAGCTTGGTATCGCGCATACATGCCCGACATAAGAACGCGAACTTCATCGTCAGAACCACTACCAATTACGCGGTTGTACGCGTCAATTTCGGTGTCCTGTAATGAGTCCTGCATCCACTCCGTCATTTGTGTGTAGTTTTCTTCGCCACCTACGGTGTTGTAGTAGCTAAGTGTTTCTTGAGCCGTTTGAGCGTTCTGTCCTGAAATATATGAATCAACAATGGAACGATCAATACCAACGCTGCTAAGTGCTTCATAATGTTCATCACTAAGTTCGCCGTTCTCTCCGTAATATTCAGAAGCTTGTGTTAACGAGTCTGTTAATCCGGGCGCACCTTGGCCCAGTCGTTGCTCTAAGTTTTGATATGCTTGCTCAAGATCCGTCTGCGATGTAAACTTACCTAAAATTAAGTTGCTTGTATCCGGTTGTTCTTGTGCTGGTTGTTCGGGCGAACCTTCGTACGTAATACCCATAGCGTCCGCTTGCTCTTGCAAGGTCGGACCCGGATTTGCTTCGTTCGCTACGCTCGGTGTAAATTCTTCGGCCATTTATTATGAACTCCTAGGGTTCTTGTTGGGGAATTTGGCTTTGTACAGCGGCTCTAGCAGCTTCTTCGCCACCAGTCTTACCGCCCGACATTGCAGCTTGCTGCATAGCTTGCTGCATCATCGCTTGTTGTTGCTCTTGTTGTTTTTGCTCAGCGGTCTTTACAAGACCATCTGTCTGAACACCAAGTGCTGTCGCCCTCCTCCGCAAATACTCGTCCACATTAATCATGCTACCCAGAGCTTCGGGGCCAAACATTTGCCCCATTCCAGCCAGCATTGTGTCGAGTTTTTCTAGTTCCGCAGCGCGTCCAATTGCGTCAACGCCTACAACAATGGTTGGGCGGACTTGATCGGGAAGAGCGGGTATTTTCTTTTGTTTCTCTAGCGTCTTAAGGATGATCTTAATAAGCGGTAGCTGAAACTCTGTACTAAGTAAAGAGAACAAACCACCAAGCGTTTTCTCAACCTGCCGGATTACTGCTTGAATCTCCATAGCAGTAACTCGCTCAGCGTCACGGAACAGGTCGGTTGTAATCATAAATGCTTTACTTAGCCGATCCTTAATCATGTTAATCGTGTTAAGCGCAACTGACAGATCAGCTTGCTTACCCACTTGCAGCACACTTACGTCAGCAGCAGAGCCCGACACAATAGCACCGTTTTCACTCTCAGCTAGGGTCTTAGCTTTTGTCGTGCCGTTTGGGCTAACCAAGAACAGCACTTTGGCACTTGCCGCAGCGCCCTCCAAGATTGCTTGGCTAAGCCCCTCAAGGCTCCGAATATCACCAATATGCTCTTCCACAAAAGATCGACCGTAATCTTCACCAGTAACGCGGGTAAAGCGAAGCGCCATGTATGGAAGTTCGTCAGGCTTAAATGAAGTCCGTGTTTTTGGGAGTTCAACATCCTCGACGGTCTGAAATACGTCATAAACAGACTTAGCATGATTATACTTGACACAAGTATAGAGATCAGCCAAACGATCACTTGACTCGCTCTGTAGCACACTTTCTTGTATGCTTGGGTCAAGAGTGTCCAAATGTACTTTTTCTTTAATAACAATTTTATCAACCCTGCCAGACGGATGCCGTTGAACTACGTAGCTGTCAAGACGGAACGTTCGCATGTCTCCATCTTTCGTAATTTGCACCAGAGCATTCCCTGTAACAACAAGAAGACGTAACGCTTCGTGTACAGCGGGGCGATATGCCTCTACCTCTAGTTCTTTTTGGACTACTTGTTCGATATTACTAAGGTTGCGTTCAATCTCACCGACAATGTTGGGGTCACCTAGCTCCGCCTTAGCCTTCTCGTCAACAACAAGCCTAAAAAAGCTTTGGTTGGGCGGCAGCAAAGACATCAGCAAGTTTGCTGCCATAGTGTTGACACCACGCGCCCCAAGCGACTGATATGGTTGATATAGTTCGTTATATCCCCCTGTGTTCATTGTATGCGCCGGGGGCATAAGCGCCGGAATAGTTAGCTTTGCCGAGTCCTCTGCTCGGTTAACAAACGACGAACGATATTGAGTTAGTTTTTCATATACAGCTTTCGGGCTAAGCTCCGCAGGGGTTTCTTGGCTAGTTTTTTCAATACTGCGCCGTGATGCACCTGCGTTATATAAGTTACTTCCGTCCATTGTATATACTTACTTAAACTTAAACTTGTGCGCTTGTGGTCGGTGCGATTCCCGACATAGAAGCGCGGCGTTTGACTAGCATTTGGCTGCGTCTAGCTTTAGCCTCCGACACACCGGAAGATTCTTCAAGTTCGGCGGGTTTCTGTACCATCGGAGGCTTCGGGGGTTCCGGAGCTTTCGGAGTCATAATGCACATATTAGTATCCTTTTGCGCGGGGTGTGCGCGGTTTACGGGGAACGGGTTTACGGCTTCGTACGCTTCTGGAGTTCATTGACATGCTTGCGCCTGTTCTGGCTGCATGCAATTTGGCCGCACGGATACCTGCTTTAGTATAAGGGAATGATTTACCACCGACTGTAGGCATATTAGTAGATAAAGTGCATTGTACACGCGTTATCACTACCAGACGTATCTAGTAGGTAGAATTCGTGGGGGATTGCGCCTTTGTTAACAACGCCAACTTTTGTTGAGTTAGCGTTCTGAAACTCGGCACTCATGATAAGAGATCGGTACGTAGAGGATCCGCTCATTTTCATTTCAAATTTAACAGCGGTTGCTGTCGCAATTAAAAGGATACACTTAGCGTTTCCGGGGTAGTACGGACCAGAACGGTTACTTGCAGGAACATTTACGTCAATAGTTTTAACGTGCTTTGCTGCGTCAGCAGAAGTTGAGTCACCCTGAACTTGATTAATAAAATTACGATCAGCCATAGTAGTATCTAGTAAATAAAGTACATTGTGCAAACGTTGCCAGATCCACCGACAGCCGTGTCATATAAATAAAACTCATGGGGCATAGTCTCTTCGTTAATAACGCCGACATTTGCGTTAGTTGCCTCTTGATATTCTCCGGGCATTGTTAGCTGACGCATTACGGTAACCGCTGCCCCACCTGATCCGCCGCTGCCGTTCATCCAAAACTGTACACTGTCACCCGTTGCAAGCAAAAGTACAGCCTTAGCATTACCGGGGTAGTAAGGACCAGCACACGCCGCTACGTTTGCAGGGGGATTAGACGCATGACCATCAGGAACCGTTACGGTAATAGTGGTGGTATGCTTTGCTGCCTCCGCTGCGGTTCCATCCTCCTGTGTTGCGTTATAGTAGCTTTTGTCGGCCATAGTTATGCTTCTTTGTGGTTTTGTTCTTCGTAAAGTTTAATAAGAAAACGAACCATTTCTCGTTTTCCCGCGTAGTTGTGTATCTGTTCTAGGGTTTCGTCCGGTTTGGCGCAGCGCTCTGGACAAACCTCATTAAGTTTCTGGATTAGTACTGCCGGAAGGTACGGCCACTCGTCGTTCATTTCTTTTTCTTCTTGCCCCCACGGGGTTTACTTTTCTTGCTTCACGCCATCACTAACATCCATTGGTTGGGGACTACTGGCGCTGGCTTTTGTTCCGATGTCCATTGTGTACGTACTGCTCCGCACAAGGTCTGTACGGTCTACGTTCTCTAAGTCAACCTTGCCGGGGACACCATCAGCGGGAATAAATAGTCGTTGTCCGGGGACAATCCTGTCGGATGTTAGTCCGTTAGCATTGCTAATCTCGGTATGGCGACTACCCTTACCCCACAGTTTTTTTGATATTTTCCATAACGAATCATCTTTCTGCACCGTATAAAAATTGGCGTTAGGATCACCCCCTTTAGTAATAGAGTCAGGGAGTCCCGTTTGCCTCTTCCGGGCCCCCACTTGTGTATAGTACGGATCATCGGGAGTGTACGGGGTACGGTCAGTTGAATCCCATATTTTCCGGAACTCCGAGTGATACTCGTTTAGATTGTCTAACTTCTCGCCTGTTTTAATGGCCCAACTAGGT